TTAGACCACTCTAAAACTTTTTCAGCTAAATCATATTTGTATTTAGATTCTTTTAAATAATCTTTACTTATAGAATCTAAAGAATATCTCATTCTAGTCTCGTCAATAACTGACGCTGCAATCATGGTATCTAACAATTTACCTTGGGGCATGTCTCCAGTTGCTGATCTAATCCAACAAACATCGTACATAGCATTATGAAATACCTTACGTATATTTTTATTTTGAAATACTTTTTTATTTAAATAATTCCAAGTTTCTTTGGTATTTAAATTATCGGTCATGTGATGAGCAATAGGGAAATAAAAAGTTTGATTCTTAGTAGCTATAGCTATGCCGGTAACGAAACCATCTTTTCTTACAGCACCTGATCCTTTTGTTTTTAAATTAGGATCGTAAGTCTCTAAATCAATTGCAACTGTATCTATACCTTCTAAATTTAACTCACTGAGTTGCGGAACAGTACACATTATTTTTTTTCCTCTGTTGTGTAAAACATTTTATTACTGTCTTCGGTTAACCAATCTTTATTTTCGACATTCCATTTTGTATTTTGAACAGAATAATCTGGTACGCTGTTACCAACAGTATAATTAGGAGCGTCCCACAAAATACGATTATTAGGCTGAGCTGCATAATTACCTCCATCAAGAGCCAATATATGTGCACACTTATGTTCAGCAGGAATTTCAGAATGTTCTGTATCCAATATATTACTTTCTGGGTGAGCCCAATCAATAGTAAATAAATACTCGCCGGGATAATTTTTTTTATCTTTTCCAAAATACTTTCCACGTTTACCTCTTAAAAAACTAAAACAGTGTACACTAGGATAATAACTAAAGCAATTCCATAATTGCACTTGATCTATAGAAGGAGGCTCTACGTCTTTTACTTCAAATTTTTCTTGAAAAAAAGCAGAGATAGGTAATCTCCAAAAACATGCACCGTTGGGTAACATAATATGAAATAACAATGCTCTATCTGTTATAGATGCAAAACCAAAAATACAACAGTCTTCGCTTTCACCGTGGTGATCTTTTAAATCATATAAATATTCTTTTCTAACTTTACAATAAATTGGAGGTATGTCTGCGTTTAAATAGGCCATTATTTATAATCCCTTTCTATTATCATTTCTAAATAGTGAATAGCTTTCTCTATATCTTTTATCTCACCTTTTGATTGATGTCGACAAATATATTTAATTGCATTTCCTTCTGCAAAAAGTAATTTGTTTTTATTAATAAACTCTGCTGGTTGGATAACCATAGATTTATAATGTGAACCCCCTACTTGTTTTTTATAAGCACTCATTTTTTACTCCTATTGTATATTTTCCAGGCATCTTTGCTAAAGTCCAATAGTCAAAAATCCCTCTACTGTATGCAGTGTATTGTAGTTTTAATGAAGTAAAGTAAGGGTCTTTATTGACAACGGTTTCGTCAACAATGACATTATCAAATGTTAAACCTTTAACAGTATGAATGTTTGCGTACTCAACTCTAACTTTTTTATCAAAATCAAAACCTTTTGACAAAACTTTTTTTATATACTCCATTCTTTCTTTATGTTTTTTAACAGGAGCCCTTATTAAATCAAAATCTTTATGTTGTTTAGAAATAGGAAGTATTAATTTTTCATTTATTAAATGATCTATAGTGTAATCTTTTTTATGCCATTCTTTAAAAATTTTTGTTGCCTTTGATTTTTCTCCAACAATCATCGTTTCATTTAAATAATCCCAAAAATTTTTTATTTGCATAAGGTCCATAGGTGTACCTTTAATAAATTCAGGCCATAATTTATGAGTTCTTAATTCTTTTTTAGTTACAAAAGGAGATTGTCCTACTGGAGCAAATTCTATACCTCGTGATATAAGAAAATCTGTACAACGTACATCGCTTGGAGATCCCCTATAAGTAAATAAAAATCTTTCTTCAGTATTTTTAATTTTATCTAAAAGTATATCTAAATGTCCTGATGGTTTTAAATCTGGTAAATAATAATCTTTTCCTTTAATAATTTCGCCTATATGTCCTTTGTTATGCCATTCTTTGTATTTTGCGGGGTTCCATACCCTATGAGACTTATAATGCTCCCAAATAGGCTGTATGATCGATTTACAGTGTGTATTAATAGCTTCCCCACATCTTGTACCTTCTTTTAACTCATCATAAGGATTTTTAGCTAAATTGTGAAAATATTCTGCATCTGACCCTGAGTACTCAAATAAAGTTTGATCTGCATCTCCCACTAAATAATAATGTCCTTCTTTTACGTTTCTTGCCATTTTATCAATAGCTTTTCTTTGAGGTACATTACAGTCCTGACATTCGTCTATAATTAATATATCTATATCTGGATCTTTTACATCGTCTTCCATTTTTTTAGTTTTTTCATTGTAAGTTTGACGTAAAAAATTTTCTATCATATCGGCAAAATCACAAAGATTGTGTTTTTTTTTATATGCTTTGTAAAATGGAAGTAATTCTTTAATTAACTTTAAACCATAAGGTGCAAAAGATTTTTGATCACATTTAATCCAATATTTATCTAAAGTTTCTCCATGTCCATATGCGTCCGAAAGATATTTATAAAATCTATGTTTACGTTTTATGTCATCTTCTTGATGGTTATTAAAACGACTGTCTTCTTTTATTAAATTTTTATGATCTGATAAACTAAATACTTCTTTCTTTAATATTCTACTTTTACAATAAGTATGGATAGTACATATTCTAGATTCCATTTCTTTTTTAGTATAATTTTGTTCTATATAAGGTATTTCAAAAATTGCCTCTCTAATTTCTCGTGCGGCTATTTTGGTATGAGATAAAATTATAATTTTTTCAGGAGTATATTTTTTCAAAGCTGTGATGTATTTATCTACAATAAATTTGTGAGTTTTACCTGTTCCTGGAGGACCTGCAATAAATCTAGGCTTGTTCAAAATCTATACCTTCTGGTTCCTCACTAAAATTTCCCTCTATCATAAGGTCTTCGTTTTCAATTTCAGGTTTATCAATAACCCATGACACTAAAGATTTACCTTTGTATTTTCCATTTTTTTTATTAGCGTTTAATACATCTTGTAGCTTCATAACAAGATCTACTCGTTTGTAGGTTACTCTTTGTTCTTGTAAATAACTTTCAAATTGATCTAAACTAAATTCTAATTCGTTACTTACCTGATTAAAATAAGGAGTTCCGTAGTTAGCTAATTCTTTTTTATCTGTATGTGCTTTTTTTAGTTTAATATAATTAGTAAAGTATTTTTTAAATACATAAGATTCGTCTGCTTCTTCTTCATAGTGAATTGATTTAGTTCTTGATTCAAATTTTACTCTCATTATTTCTTCAAACTGTAGTGCTTTCATTTTAGGAATCCAAACTTGAGCTTGAATTACAACAGCATCATAAAATTTTCCCTGGTTCATGATCGTTGGTCCATCAACAATTATTGTTTTAGTAAAAGGAACTTTTTCTAATTTACCTGATACCTTTATTTTGTACCTGTCTTGACCATACTCAACAATTTCACCTATAGAATCATCAGCAATTTGTTTAACTTGAACTAATGATTTATCTTGAACACCTATCCAACTAAATATTGAAGCAATACTTTCAGTTCTGCATTCAATTATTTCTGCAAGTTTTGGCATGCCAAATGGTTTTTTAGATTTTCTAGTTGTAGACCCTTTATTTTTTCTATTTTCAGATTCATCGTCATTAGATTCTACTGCAATGTCATAAATAAAATCATTGATTTCATTATCATCCCAGTCGGTTTGTTTAATTAAAACTCCAGCAACAGCTGTACAATATTCATCTCTTTGACCTTTAGGCGCATATAAAATAGATAGAGCAGTAGCTAAAGCTATCTTTCTTAAAATTTTATTTAGATCCCCAACATAATCATTAAAACCTTCGTACTTTTCCCATTTTACATATTCTCTATGTTTACTATGTAAAGAGCCGGGAACTATTGTGTAACATGTTTCTGTACTTCTTATTTCACATAAACACTGGCCGTGTGCAGCATGTTCAACATATCTTTTAAGTTCGTTTGGTAATGAAAATTTCTGTGCAAGTAACTTTCCTTTCCACCAGTAATGGCTTGTAGGGTTATGTTCTCTACCGGATATAGTACCACAATTTGTTAAATATTTATTTGCAAAAACTTTTGCACGACTATTATCAAGATCTAAATCAACCGTGTTATCTAATCTTAATCCTATTTCTTTGTCTGAGTATTTGTTTTTCCATTCTTCTTTCGTTATTTTAAAACTTGGATCACTCCATTTTTTTACGGTAGGCCTTCCTGCCTCGCATGGCACCAAAGTATATCCAAGATCATACCAATCCCCGTAAGTAATTGGACCTTTATTTATATTTTTAATATCTTCCATAATTTTATTACGGGCGGATCCACTCTCGCTTAGCCGCCCATTCCCTAGGAACTTATAAAACTATTTTTTCAGTTTTTGGTTGTTCTTGATTTTCAGGTTTAGCTGCAACATCGCCAGCGCTTACACGCTCTCCGAAATTTTTAGCCATATCATAAACACCTTATCTGATACCGGACCAACTTGTGATACGTCCCATCCAAACCATGTTCCTTTGTCATTTGACATCTGAACAGTCTTTAGTTTGTAAATGTGGCTATATGTTGGCGGTGTAAACATACCATTTTTACCTTGTAGTTTAATACCCATCATCATTGAGTTCCATTTTCTACTAATTTTTAATTGAGTAGCTCTCATAGAAATCAATGCTGTTGTAGGGGATTTTCCTAACATAAGCACAAAATGATTTGCTGTGTTTTCAATATAATTACCNTTAGGTAATCTATCTTTNTAAGATTTATCACGAGTTGTTTTACTCATGATATCACTATCAGCGTTGTGAATTGCAACTGGAGCACCAGTACTGGCTCCCCTATCTTGCCATTCTACTAA